CTAAGAAGAATAATACTCTTATGACACCAGAGAATATTCATCAGCTTGAGGAGAATTATATAGAAAAAGCAGATTTAAAGATAGATCTCATATATTATAAGACATATAATCGATGGTCTATAGTTCTTGAGTCTGGGTTCTTTACCGTTGAGCCTGATGAATTATATGATGAATATTTTAGCAGATTCCAAGAACCGGTTTTTGATGATGAAGAGGATATTCCATTTAAGTAGGAGGTGATTTGGTGTCCATAGAATTATATGAGCACCAAAAAGCAGCACTGCCTAAATTAAAAAACGGATCAATATTATGTGGCGGGGTCGGCTCTGGTAAATCCAGAACCGCCCTCGTCTATTTTCAAGAAAAAGAATATCCGAAAGATTTGTATATTATTACAACCGCGCGAAAGCGTGATACAAACGAATGGGCTGATGAGTGTTCACCTTTTGGATTTGATGTAAACATAAAGATTGATTCTTGGAATAATATAGGTAAGTACACTAGCGTGTGTGGTGCTTTTTTTATTTTTGATGAGCAACGAGTGGTTGGATACGGCGCATGGACAAAGGCATTTTTAGCAATAACAAAAAAGAATAATTGGATTCTTCTTAGTGCTACGCCTGGGGATACATGGTCAGATTACATCCCCGTCTTCATCGCTAATGGTTTTTATAGAAATAAAACTGAGTTTGTAAGAAGACATATAGTGTATAGCAGATATACAAAATACCCAAAAGTTGAAAAATATTTGGATTGTGGGCGCTTGATAAAATTAAGAAAATCTATACTTGTTAATATGCCATTCGTTAAACCAACAAAAAGCCATCATCAAACTCTTATTTCTCAATACGATAAAGATAAATATTCGTATGTGATTCATACAAGAAAAAATTACGATACGAAAATGCCTTTTAAGAACATTAGTGCTTTGTGTCTATATTTAAGAGAAATTGTAAATAGTGATCCAGATCGAATTGAAGTTGTAAAGTCGATAATTTCAGAACACCCCAAAACTATTATTTTTTATAATTTTGATTATGAGCTTGAGTTATTAAGAAATATGGCCAAAGAGCTAGAAATAAAAAAAGCGGAATGGAATGGCCATATTCATGAACCGATTCCTGATAAAAAATATTCATCTTGGGTATATTTAGTTCAATACACTGCAGGAGCGGAGGGATGGAATTGTGTTGAGACAGATACAATAATATTTTATTCACAAAATTATTCTTATAGGATAATGACTCAATCGGCCGGTCGTATTGATAGACTTAATACTCCATTTCAGGATTTGTATTATTATCATATCAGATCAAATTCTTCTATAGATATTTCGATAATGAGGGCTTTACAGAAAAAGAGAAATTTTAATGTTCGTGGCTTTTCATTAGATTAGTTTTTACATGGCTTCTTTTTAAATTCGCGCGAAAAACATGCCCTATAATAGGAGAGAGTAACTCATCTCTTCTTTTATTTTTTGCGCGAAAGGAGTTGCTATGGCTAGAGAAAATAAGTTCCAAGCAAAGCTTATTAAAGAAATTGAATCTAGATTTCCGGGTTCTATAGTTATGAAAAATGATGCTAACTATATTCAGGGAATTCCAGATTTAACGATTCTTTATAAAGATAAGTGGGCAACTCTTGAATGTAAGAAGTCTAAAAATGCTACTCATCAATACAACCAGGATGATTATGTGAGAACGATGAACGATATGTCGTTCTCGTCTTTTATTTATCCTGAAAACAAGGAGGAAGTGTTAAATGAACTTCAAACCATTTTTCGAGCTAAAGAATAAGCATGCATTCTTTTCTCCAAGCAAACATACATGGATACATTGGGATAGAGAAAAAATAGAAAATGCATGGAGAAATTATAAAGCTGCTGAAAGAGGTACCGAGTTACATGAATATGCTGAAAAGGCAATTAAACTCGGAAGGAAACAAGCAGACAAAGATAGCATAGGGATGTATATAAATGATGCTATCGAATATCGTATGAAAACGGAAGTTGCTCTGTATTATTCTGATAATTGTTTTGGACATGCGGATGCTCTTTGTTTCAGAAGAAAAAAATTAAGAATATTTGATTTAAAAACTGGAATTGTTACTCCCGGGTCTATGGATCAATTATTGATTTATGCTGCTTTGTATTGTTTTACCTATGATGTTGATCCAAGGTCTATAAAATACGATCTACGTATTTATCAATTTGATCAAGCAATATGCTATGAGCCAACAGGAGATGAAATTGCAGAAATAATGGATATTATCGTTGAAAATGATGCTGTTGTAGAAATGCTAAAAGGAGAAATGAACAATGAATGATGAATTAATGCATTATGGTACTCCTCAGCATTTCGTAAATGACCCTAATGGTTCTGGAAGATATCGTAAAGGTACTGGAGAGCATGCATATCAAAGAGATCAGTCTCTTATAGGACAATATTACTATTATAAGAAATCCGGAGCTTTTGCTAATGATACAGAAATAGCAAAAGCTATGGGTATCAAGACTCAGGATCTTAGAGCATTAAAATCTAATGCGCGAGCAGAACAACGAGCTGCTGATAGAGCTAGAGCACTAGATTTGGAAGCTAAGCAAATTGCTGAACATGGAAAAGCAAATTATAGTGAAATAGCAAGAATAATGTATGGACAGTCGTCAAAAGAGTCGACTGTTAGAAATCTTTTAAATCCGGTTCTTAATGAAAGATCTCAAATCATTCAAAATACCGCGGATTTATTAAAAAAGAATGTTGATGAGAAAAAATATATTGATGTTGGCAAAGGAGTAGAAAATCAATTAGGTATTTCTTCTGAAAAATTAAGCGCCGCTATAAAAAAGCTTGGTGAAGAGGGATACCATATAGAAAATGTTTATGTTGAGCAGGTTGGAACAGGAAAACAAACCACAATAAGAACTTTGGTTGGTCCAGAATGTACTTGGTCTGAAGTAAATAAAAATAAAGATCAGATAAAACTTATAAATGGATATTCTGAAGATAACGGGCGGACTATGTTGAATATTGAGCCCCCGGTGAGTGTTGATTCTAAACGTGTTCAAATAAATTATGAATCTCCGAAGGACGGCGTTATAGAACTTAGACGTGGCGTTGACGATATTTCTTTAGGAAACGCCGATTATGCCCAAGTTCGAATAGCTGTTGATGGGACGCATTATCTTAAAGGAATGGCTATGTATTCCGATAATATGCCAGACGGTATCGATATTATGTTTAATACAAATAAACATCCAGGAACACCGATGATGGCAGAAAATAAAGATGACCCACAAGTACTAAAACCATTAAAAGCAAATAAAGAGAATGTTTTTGGTGCAACTATTAAAAATGAAGAGGATGTAGTCCTTACTCAAAGACACTATATTGATGAAAATGGAAATAGAAAACAGTCCGCTATTAATGTGGTAAATGAGCAAGGTGATTGGGAACGATGGTCAAAGACGTTATCATCTCAATTCTTATCTAAACAATCCTCGACATTAGCAAAACGTCAGTTGGAAATAACACAGACCACCCAACGAGCTGAATTAGAAGAAATAAAGAGTCTAACTAATCCTGTTGTAAGGCAGAAATTGTTAGACTCTTTTGCTGATGATTGTGATTCTAAGGCGGTTCATCTAAAAGCAGCAAATTTACCTCGTCAAGCCAACCATGTTATTTTACCGTTTCCTAATATGAAGGAAAATGAAGTTTATGCTCCTAATTATAATGATGGGGAAACCGTGGTTCTTATTCGTTATCCGCATGGCGGAAAATTTGAGATACCACAATTGACAGTCAATAATAAAAATAAGGAAGCCAAGAGTCTTATCGGTAATGCATCAGATGCCATTGGTATAAATCCTAAAGTAGCTGGTAAATTATCGGGTGCAGATTTTGATGGCGACACCGTTCTTGTTATTCCGGTAAATAATAAGGTTAAAGTTCAGGTTGATAATCGTTCGGCGTTTAATGAACTACAATCATTTGATCCAAAAGAATCATATCCTGGCTATAAGGGTATGAAGAAAATGACTGAAGGTCATAAACAAAAAGAAATGGGTGTCGTTTCGAATCTTATTACTGATATGACTTTGAAAGGAGCACAACCAAAAGAAATAGTTAGAGCAGTAAAACATTCAATGGTTGTAATAGATGCGCCAAAACATGGTCTCAACTGGAAATTATCTGAAAGAGAGAATGGTATTCAACAGTTAAAGAATAAATACCAAGCGCATGAACCAGGAGAACCTGGTGGTGCATCAACATTAATATCAAGATCTAAATCCGAGCAGAGAGTATTAGAAAGAAAAGAAATAACTAATACCTCTCGGATGACGCCGGAACAATTAGCAGATTGGAACGCTGGTAAAAAAGTATATGTTGAAACTGGAAAAACATATACCGATAAGAACGGAAATACTAAATATAGGGAGATGACCTCAACAAAAATGTATGAGGCCAGGGATGCCCATAGTTTAGTTAGTAACCCTGGCACCCCAATGGAAAGAATATATGCCGACCACGCTAATATATTAAAAGGTATGGCGGATGAAGCACGTAGGGAGTCCCGGCATACTAAAGGAACCCCATACAATGCTGAAGCAAGAAAACTTTACGCTAATGAATGCAAATCATTGGAAGCTAAGTTAGATACTGCCATGCGTAATAAGCCATTGGAGAGGCAGGCCCAGCTAATAGCTAATAAGACTATAGCGGTACAGCGTAAAGCAAACCCCGATATGTCAAAAGATGAAATAAAAAGATTAAAACAACAGGCCCTATCGGGTGCCAGACATAAAGTTGGTAAAGAACCATATACCATAGACATCACCCCCAGGGAGTGGGACGCTATTCAATCAGGGGCGGTGTCTAAGTCGAGTCTTAAGTCGATTCTTGATAATGCTGATATGGATCAAGTGAGGAAATATGCTACTCCTAAGCAGCAAAAAGCTATGACTCCAGCAAAAATAGCGAAAGCTAGGGCTTTATTAAGAGCTGGTCACACACAAGCAGAAGTTGCTAAAGAATTAGGAGTTTCTGTTAGTACAATAGCAAACAACGTTTAGTGTTAGCATATGTTGTTTTGTATAGTTAACGTTTGATTCTTACTTAATTGGTTGTTCATTATGTTGTTTGGATGTGTAATCAATTAAGTTTGTGTTTGTTTAAGAAAGGTCAAAGTTTTTATGAGTTCAATGTTAACAACAATTGACAATCCTTTTGATCCTTTTACTCAATTTGATTCTTGGTTTCAATTCGATGAAGAAAAAGGATACCATACATGTCAATTTCTTTCGAGAATTGCAAGAACTTCTTCTGATATGAGTGATGCAGATTATGATAGGGAGATTGAAAGAGCGATCGATGAGATTGTTAAGTTCAATGTTCGTGGTATTGATAAGAAGGTTACAAGAGATACGGACCAATACACGGTATAATACACAAAAAATGAGGTATAGGGGGGTATCCGCCAAAACTACCCCCCTCCCTGCAT